TTATTCAGCTAAATGCTTCGGCTCACGCTCTAGGCTAGCCATTTCTAGCTCTGCTAGGTTATCGCTGATGGTAGGAATAAAATCGGGTGCTACACTTTCCGGCTCTCCGGCAGTAGTTTTCATATCATACAAACCAGCAGCAGAAAGACCCAGAATAATGCCTTGCACGGCTGCTTGATACCAGCCGAAACTGCCAAGCGCGTACTGTGCTATAGCCAGCCCTACACCAAGCAACACAGCCAATAAGGCTGCCCATTTACCTTTCACACCAAGCGACTTACCCAAATTAACCAACGCCAACACAGCAGGGATAGAAGCTAAAGAAACAATAGTAGTACTCATACTCTATGCTCCCTTCCGTACCTGCTCACAGCGTGCCTGCAACACGGCAGCGTGAGCTTCAGTAACTTCCGCCCACGAAGGCGTATCAAACGCTATCGCAAGAGGATTATTATACGAGGCTAGGAACTTGTTTCCGTTAGAATGAGCTGCCCAGAACCCGCTAGAAGTGTTGAGGATAGCGCATTTCACGCTACCATCGCTAGCTTTCCAATAAATACCAACATTTCGCATTTTTTTCTTCCTTCTATCTTCCCCACCCGCACCAGTGTTTTGTGTAGGTGTAGACTTTCCGTTTCTTATTTCTTCCGCCCGTTTATCGAGCCAACCGAGCTTCGATTCCCACCGACCCGGACAAGCAGTATTGAAAAACCGTTTATGCGGTGAGAGAGGCAAATAGCCGNTTTACAGCTTCGAGAGACTTTTATTTAACAGTTTGGATATGGGCAGGGGCGCTGTCGCTGTCCATTATATCGTCAAGACGATCTAGTGAAGCAGTCAGTAACGCATTACCTTCTTCAAAAAAGTCTTCGTTAAAATGTTTTTTCCAGAGGGGCATAAAGTCGTCTTCTAGCCAGTCTTCAAAAACTTCTTCGGTCGGTAGCTCGGTCCAGGCGTCGAGGTTTAACCAGGTTTTTGCTTCGTAGTCACTGATGAGATTTTCTAGATTTTCGATATGTTCGTTGCGGTTTGTCATTTTCTTTCCTTTTCCTTTGGTGTTAGGGGGAAGTTGTTTTCTTCCTTATGTCTATAAGTGTATGTGACATCATGTAACATTGCAAGAGGATAATGCATATATTCTAGTGAAGTAGGTCACATTAACGTTCTTCAACCACGTACTCAACCCGCACCATATATCCGAGCGCGGTAAGCCTAGCGCAAAGCGTAGCAACTTTAGCACTATGCTCACTCCAAGACATTAATTTCGCGTCTTCTCCCATGCCACGTCGATACGAAGAAGCAGAGCGATAGATAGAAAGCACTATCTCTTCTGGCTCCCCACTATCTGTTTCTCCGATAAAAGCTTCTGTCTGATCTATACAGTCTTCGATTTCATCTATCCTATCTAGATAAAGTTTTTCGATTTGTGCGGCAGCCTCGGGCGGGATAGGCCAGTAACCGTTCTCCCATCTAGTAATCGTCCTCCGGTCTTTATAGCCTAGCCTTTCGACTAAATCTTCCTGGCCTATTCCAAGAAATTGCCTGTAGGCACGTAATGTAGCTCCATCCATTCACTTACTCCTCTACTATTTGGATTTTTTGAGAATCTTGCGCGATATCCGCCTTAAAGGTTTCTACCTTTTGAGCTAAAAGCTCGTTAGTTTCGCCTGCTTCCCATGCGGGGATAAATTCGCGGTAAAGCCAAGTAACGAAAGCTTCTTCAGTCGGTAGAATAGTCCAAGTTTTTAGGTCGTCGAAATAATCTTCGAGTTCTTCATCTTCGAAAGCAGTTCTTAAATCATCTAGATGTATGTAGCGCTCTTTTACGATTGTCCAAGATTCTTTAATATCGGCTTTTACTTCTGCCTTAGTCCAGCCTAGTCGGTAGAAGTGTGGAAACTCTTGCGAATTATTAGTACCAGCTATAGCAAGTATCCCGTCCTCATCATAGAGGTATGTGGTGTAGGTGGTGATTCCTTCGGAGCGGTCGAAGTCCGGCACTATTTCGTAAATATCGCCGTTGTCGATGAATTTTTTATTGATGTGTACAAGCATTTTCTTTCCTTTTCCTTTGGTGTTAGGGGGAAGTTGTTTTCTTCCTTGTGCATATAAGTATATGCGACATCATGTAACATTGCAAGAGAATAACGCACACACTTTAGTGAAGTAGGTCACATAGTGTTTTAAGCATAAAAATAGTGCCCTACTAGCCACACCTATAGAAGGCGCAGCCAGTAGGGCACAAAAATTTTATTCAGCTAAATGCTTCGGCTCACGCTCTAGGCTAGCCATTTCTAGCTCTGCTAGGTTATCGCTGATGGTAGGAATAAAATCGGGTGCTACACTTTCCGGCTCTCCGGCAGTAGTTTTCATATCATACAAACCAGCAGCAGAAAGACCCAGAATAATGCCTTGCACGGCTGCTTGATACCAGCCGAAACTGCCAAGCGCGTACTGTGCTATAGCCAGCCCTACACCAAGCAACACAGCCAATAAGGCTGCCCATTTACCTTTCACACCAAGCGACTTACCCAAATTAACCAACGCCAACACAGCAGGGATAGAAGCTAAAGAAACAATAGTAGTACTCATACTCTATGCTCCCTTCCGTACCTGCTCACAGCGTGCCTGCAACACGGCAGCGTGAGCTTCAGTAACTTCCGCCCACGAAGGCGTATCAAACGCTATCGCAAGAGGATTATTATACGAGGCTAGGAACTTGTTTCCGTTAGAATGAGCTGCCCAGAACCCGCTAGAAGTGTTGAGGATAGCGCATTTCACGCTACCATCGCTAGCTTTCCAATAAATACCAACATTTCGCATTTTTTTCTTCCTTCTATCTTCCCCACCCGCACCAGTGTTTTGTGTAGGTGTAGACTTTCCGTTTCTTATTTCTTCCGCCCGTTTATCGAGCCAACCGAGCTTCGATTCCCACCGACCCGGACAAGCAGTATTGAAAAACCGTTTATGCGGTGAGAGAGGCAAATAGCCGTAAGTTTTCCGTAAATCAGCTATTAGTTCCGCCACCGTTTCCATATCCGCTCTAGAACATTCTGGACGGCACTCAATACCTATCTGGCGCAAGTTTGCTGCCCAAGTCCCGGCATGATAGGCAGTATTTTCCGGCGAAATAATACAAGTTACGCGCCCGCCCGATACAACATAATGCGCGGAAGTTTTTCCGCCTGGACGGCAGAGAAAGCGTATTACATCGTCATGGTATTGCCCGTCATAGCCCCAATGGTGAATAGTTATACCTTGGATACGGTTGCCTTCCCGGCCAGGCTCATAGTTCGGTGAATCGTACTGCGTTTCATACCTATACGCCATAAACACCCTCCTTTCGGGTATTAAAAAAGCCACCCCCTAGAGGAGCGGCAATAAACATATTTTCTAATAGCTAGTTTTGGTGAGAAATCGTAGACGTGAGACTATCCATTTTTTGCCCGATACTCTCCACCTGCGCAGAAATCTGGCTCTGACCAGCCTTTAACTCTTTAATCTCCCTATCGTGCCCATCCACACGTGAGGTTAACAGCCCGCGTATTTCGTGCGTGGATTCTCGCTCTGATTCCCGATATTTTCGCTCCGCCTTAAACGCCTCAACCAACCATTCCACCTGGTCTTTCAGGCTCCCGCCATGATCTGGGGAGAGTTCCTGCATGGTTTGTTTCGAGCGTTTCAGTAGGGCTGCGAGCGCGGTAATAATCGCTGCGATGCCTACGCCGCCGCCGAGTGCAATAATTACTTCTGTCATAGTTTTTATATTCCTCTCGATTCGGTCTGTACTTCAGCGTCCGTCTTTGTAGGCGGATTGAGTATAGCCAGCACAGCAGTCTTAATCATCGCGTCGGATATGACGTTTTCGTCGTATCCTAGCCGGGAATGATACGGCTGGGTTGTTTTAGTTTTTTCCCATTTTTTTACGATTTCTTCACTCGAAGCAAGCTTTAGCCCCTGCCGAAAATACCAGGACTCGGGAGCCTCACCAGTATCTAAGTAGGCTGTAAGAGCAACAAAAACACGATTTCTGAAGTCTATATTTTCGTATATTTCATAGGCGGTCGCGTAGGCCATAGGTTTTCCTTTCGTTAGGATTGTTTGACGAGCTGCCACTGCAGGGATTCAATAGCAGGAGCATTATGCTTGTAATTCAATAAGCGCACTTGTGTATTGTTTCCGGTGGGTTGCCCTGTTTGGGCTAGTGTGAAGCCGCCTGTTTTCAAAATACTGTAGGCGAAGCCGTACCCGGCGGGAGGCTTGTATGGCAGGGGCATATATAGGGTGGTTGCTACCCAGTCGGAGCCGGAGTATCCCCACCGGTATGATGGGCAGGGTTGGATGCCGCTAGCTTGGTACCAGTGGCCTTGAATACGCAAAGAATTCTCTGGTATGACCTGCCCTGTTGGTGTTTTTACTCCAATAATGCAGGCTTTCCGGGCAGAAATATGGATGCGTACCCTATCTCCTACCTGGAGGGGGCAAAGCACATCCGGGTCAGTTAAGAGCGGTTTATTGTCGCCGTCGACTTGTACGGCTAGAGGGGTCAGGGCGGTTACTGTTCCCCACCGCCACGCATCCTGCTCCACCGGAGGTTTCAATAGTGTTGTGAGTGGGTTGTTGTCTAGCATTTTTTATACTCCTACCTGCCTAGATGTAACCTGCAGTAGCGCGCCGGGGGTGCAGTCGAGGCTCAAATTTTCTACCACCTCTAGGCCATCGTTCTCACCTCGCACCACAGCGTTTAGATCCAGTGGCGTGTAGAGCATTTCGCGCTTATATACTTTCCCGCTCACCCCGGTCTGTAAAAGCCGCTGTGCGTAAGCGTCCAGTACTGCCTGCGAAGTAACCTCAACATTCTGTTCGCTACGGGTTATCCAGCGGTGTTGCCGCTGATACGAGTAAGGCGATTCAGGGTTCTCGTTTCTTGCTATCGCTATCATGCCCGGCTTATCCCCTGTAGAAGTGGAGTGGCAAATAACCTCATTAGGTCGCAGTATTTCTTCATCCCACGCTAACCCCGGAAGATGCCTTTTATGCAGCTCGTTATCTTTGAAAGTGTAGACAACCGGGCGTCTTTCCGGTGGCGCATACTTGCTACACCGGAGCCGGCCTAAACTATCGGTGTAGATGGCGAAAAAGCCGCCCGCCCGTAGCAGCTCATTCACTATTTTTAGTCTAGTGGTGCCCGGTTCGAAAGTGAGTGGAGAGCGCAGCCGTTCCATCCCTGCATCCGGGTCAACAATCACCTGCAAGGCAGCAACCTCACTGCACAACTGTTGGACTTGTGCTATGACGTCGGTGCCGGCTGGGATAGTGAGGGTTTGTGCGGTTGCAGAATCAGCAAGGAAAGAAGTCAAGTCATAAAACTGTAGCTGCTGGGTGGTGTCGTTTTCGCTTCCCCCATCCTGATTTTTTGTACTGGTTACTGCGAAAACACCTAGCGAAGAAACCACCGGAGCCTCCGGGTTTGTTAGGTCTACGCGTTTTACTTGTATCCGGTAGTCATTCCAAGCAGTAGAGGTAATACTGGTTTCGGTTATGGTTGTTTCGCCTGACCAGCGGATTTGCGCGTTCACGTTTCCGGTTATTCGTCCGCCGGTAGCCGCTAGTTTCCGGATAGGCTGCAAATATAAATCGAGCAACCAAAATTCATAATCCTCCACCAACACGCTCATTTTTATTGCTCCTCGTTTTTAGTTTCAGTGTGGGTAAGCGACACAGTGTATCCGCCCCAGATTTCCCGAACATACGAAACATCAGAAACCACACCAAAACGCACCTGATCGTCTACCGTCCGGAGAGCAACCACCCCCGGATATGCCGCTAAAGCGCGGATAGCTTCAAGCTGTTTTTGTACATCTGGTTCGGAGGTTTTTTGCGGAATCAACATACCCCGCAACTGCTGTACACGTGAGTGTGCTTTGCCGCGCACCACCGTCGGCAGGCTATCTCCAGCCAGTACGTAGGTTTTATCTGTATAGAACCCGTGCCTAGTATCCATGCTTGGGTTGTAGCGTAGCTGGCTGAAAGACTGCCAGCCTGCACCCCAATTGAAGAAAATACCCTTCAACGGGCATTCCTCTAGCTCTAAAGGTGTAGAGAAAGACCGGGTAGATAGCTGCCGACTCACTGCCACCGCCCGATATTTCACCGACCCCATAGTAGGGGGAAGATAATCGGTGAAAATGTTTGCTTCCTGCCCGGCAGTTAGAGACCCTACTGTTATCCAGCCTTTCGTACTGTCCCAGCGTTGGATAAGATTCTCATCCACACTGACGCCCCCAGCCGGATTAACTACTTTAAGGTTTATGGAGGCGTTTTCACTCCAGGAAGCAGTAAGCGACGGTATCAGGGGTGCTGCGTATTCTACCGTGAAAGTCGAAGTAGCGGGGATGGAGTCTACGCGGGAAGAAATAACCGCCTCTAGGTTTACCGTGGTTTTGTTGGGTAGGTCGGTGATTTCCCACTTTATCGCCGGCGTACCATAGCCCGAACCAGTTTTAGCAAACTTCCCATCACTACTTTTTGCTTCTATTTTCCACCGTGCCGGCTCATCCACATCCGAAAGCAAAACCACCATCGTGGAAGCTTTATCTATTTTACTTCCCTGCCCCGGATACAAAATACGCAGCGAAGGCCGGTCAACAATCTCTAAAACCTGCAAAGGAGAATAAGGCGAAAACGTCTCATGCCCGCCCTGCGTGCAAACCTGCCATTCTAACCGTGTGCCATCTGTGAAGCTTTTATTTAAAACGTAGCTACTGCTAGAGGTCTGCTGGTTTATGGCTGTCCAGGTGCCGCCGTTAGTGCGGTACCGGATAGAAAAACGCCGCTGCTCCGTACCGTCTACCGGTTGGTGTGACCATTCGAATTTTACCGGCTCACCCGCCGGGTAATACCCGCCCGTAGGCGCAACAACCAACGGAGCATTCGGGGCAGCCAGTAAAAGCACACTGTTAGATTCGGCCAGTTCGGATTTCAGCCCGTTCTCGGTTATAGCCTGAATCTGATACTTATGCGGCTTGGTCGGGGTAGGGGCTTGGATAAGCCAGTTGGTGGCGCTAGCAGGAATATCTCCCGCTATCAGAGTGCTGCCTTCAAAAATACTGTAGGAAAGCGCCGTATTGTTGTTAGGATTCCGCCACGATAGCTCAATATCGCTACCGGATCTAGTGGCCTGCACGTTAGCCGGGGCAAACGGAGCTGTGTCCACCCAGTTCGACATGGTAGCGCCGAATAGTTTCAGGTTTTGTGCGTTCACCTGGAAAACAGTGTACTGATAGCGCTCGCCCGGCAGTACGCCGGTGTCGGTGATGCTGTAGCTGGCAGCGGTGGCGGGTGCTACTACCCGGAAGCCTTCCCAGGCACCATTTTCTTTCCGCCGGTCGATATTGAAATGCCCAACCTGCACCCCGCCTGTAGTGTTCCGGTTCCACGATAGGACGACGCGCCCGTCGGCATATTTCGCGGTAACGTTAGTAGGCCCGGGCATGTTGCTAGGTGCCCTGGGTGCGACTTTAAAGGTTACTTCTGCGCCTGGCACACTGTAATGGAAACCGGAGATGGAGGCGGTTATCCGGCCGCCGGATTCTACACCGGCCTGGCGGGTAAATTTTTTGTCTTCCACCCACAGCCGTTGCACATCCCCGCCAGCCACCACCGGAGTAGAGCCATTAAAAGTAAAACTGCCGGATACGTGTGTCTGCACCGAAGCGTTCCATGTAGCCGAAGTCTTCTGCAAAAAAACTTCGCCCCGCCACACTTCCTCAGTAGCCGACTGCGACAGGCGCGTAGCCTGCACACCAAGACGATACGCGCCATTAGCGGCACCCCACACTATAGCCATTCTCTACACTCCCATCATTCTTGAATACCTACCAATATTCCCAGCCAGCCCGTCAGCTGCACGCACACCCGGATGGGCAGCGATACGCCCATCAACTAGTTCAAAAAAGCCTTCCTCAGAAAGCCGCAACTGGCCTTGCACTACTGCTCCTTCGAAAGACGGCGCAGCCACCTGCACGGTAGGGGGAAGATTTTTCCGAGCTGAAACATATCCTCCTGCCGCGAATTTCGGCACCGCCATGCTATTAAGCTGATGGAAAAGTTCTGTACCGTATTTTTGAACCGCGGCCGCCCTGATTACGTATTCCCCATCAGATAGGCGAGCAGGGATAGAATCTGAAGTGCTAGTGCCAGGGCCCTTTATAAGCCCACCAGTCGCATGACCACCACTACTACCGCCAAAAATGCGGGTAATCGTTTCATGAATATTCTGGAAAATATCATGCACATGCTTAGATTTTGTTACTTTCCCATCCACGCTCTCCATCTGCTTCTTCAGCCCAGTAATGTCGTTAGATGCCTTCCATTTATCAAAATCAGCTTTAGTGCGCACCGTGTCAGGGATAAGCCCATAATTAGCAGCTAAAGCAACCGCTTCATCACCAGTCAAACCCATCTGAGTAGCCGTATTAATAAAATCTTGCGCTACCGAATGAGTTTTAGCTGCCAGTTCGTCAGTTGCGCCATTCTGGGCATAGTAGGTTTGGACAACTTTTTGAGAATCTTTCGCTAAATCAATCAACGACTGTTGATTTTCTCTTTGCGCTTTCGTCCCTTCCGCGCTAGCACCCACACCAGCATTAAGAGCTTCATTAATTTTCTCTAAACTATCTTTATATTTGATAGCTGCTTCGTCTGCGCTCAAATTTATTCCGGCGGCTTCAGCGAGCTGTTCTAAATATTTTCCTAAATCTTCTGCCGCCCCGGCAGCCGAGTCACCTACCTGATCTAGACCGTCAGCATTCGCAGTTGATGCGTCTGCCATTTCTCCCGCCGCGGTAGTTGCTTCACCGTAAGAATCCCGCATATATCCGAGAGCAGTATTCGAATCTAGAATTTTTTGCCGCTCTTCCGACATCGCCTTATTTTTTTCATCTACCGCATCAGCCCAGCCTGTACTATAACGCTGCGCCTGCATGGTACTAGTGTTGTATTTATTCAATTCTGCGTTAGTTTGATTTACCTGGTCGCGTAGCTGGTGTACGGTTTCGATAGCGTTTTTATCTCCAGCTATGGCTTTCCAAAAATCTGACGCGTGCCCGCCAGCTTTCTCATAAGATTTAGCCATTTTTTGTAAATCTTCATCCGCCGCTAAAGCCTGCAGACTCTGGTCAGTTATCGCGCCCGTGGTTTGGTCAAGGGTGGAACCGAGTTCTTCTTGGGCTTGTTTTGTTTCAGCGGTTTTCCCTGAAAGATACGAAAACGCCGTCCCTAACGCCACTATGGCTAAACCTATACCGCTACTAATGAGGGCGCCTTTAGCGCTTTTCCCTAGCATGGATATAGCTCTAGAAATGAAAGGAATATCAGCAGCTTTCAAAGCCCTGAAAGCACTCACAGTTTCCATTACTCGCGGGGCTAAAAGTAGGAAACCGCCCGTAGCTAAAGTCATTACGCCACCTAGACTGGTGAGGGCTCCTACTACTCCTTGAATAGGGCCTGGAAGTTTAGCCATAAAACCGGCCATGTCTGCCAGGAAACTCACGATAGGGCCCACAATCGGCAGAATGATTGACCCTATCGAAATGCCCATATCAGTGAGGTTGTTTTTCAAAACTTCAACACGGGAAGCCACCGTCTTATAGCGTTGTTCTGCTTCGTTTCCTAACGCGGCCCCTTCTTTGAAAGCCTGATTGCCCATACTCATAGCTTTAGAGAAAAGGTCAGCTGCGGAAGCGGAAGACCGCAATGCATTCCCTACCCGCACATCCGTCATACCAAGATCTTGAAGTATCGGCTGGATAGACTGACCAGATTTAGATATTTTCCCTAAACCTTGCACAAAAGAAGTGATAGCCCCGCCCGCATTTTTCTTAAACGCTGCCTGGAATTCTTTTGTAGTCATTCCTGCGGTTTTAGCGAAAACCTCCAGCTTAGAATTTCCGGTATCTACCGAGTTTCGCATTTCTATCATGACGCGAGAAAATGCGGTACCGCCAGCTTCCGCCTCAATACCCACCGAAGACAAGGCCGTCGCAATACCAAAAACGTCCCCTTCAGTAAGCCCAGCCTGTTTCCCTGCCGAAGCGAGCCGCATCGACATATCAGCAATCTCCCGCTCCGTCGTAGCAAAATTATTACCTAAAGCCACAATAGAAGAACCCAAGTTAGGGAATTTGTCTTGCGAAGTACCCATAATATTGGCGAATCTGGCAAGCGTGGTAGCTGCTTCTTCTGCGGAAAGATTAGTGGATTCGCCCATGTCAATCATGGTGCGGGTGAAAGAAGCAATGTTTTCTTTCTGTATCCCTAGCTGGCCGGCCGCTTCCGCAACACCCGCTATTTCTTTATGAGAAGCCGGCAACGTCCGCGCCATCTCCCGCAACTCACCATTCAACTTCGCATAATCTTCATCCGTACCATCAACAGTTTTCTTTACACCAGCGAACGCCGACTGCCAATCTACTGCCGCTTTAGCCGCGGCACCTAAACTTCCCACCGCAGCCAAACCAAACCCGGTAAGAGCCGCACCCGCAGCAGTCCACTGTGCCCGCTGATACTCCATTGACTGCGCCATACGGCCCAAACCTGTTGAAGCGACTTGTTTAGTTTTATCTGCTTTTTTCACTAAATCGTCTAGAGAAGTTTCCGCAGAGCGCACCTGTGCCTTAAAATCGGCAACATTAGCCCGCATAGTTACTGAAATAGTTTTATTACTACTCATTTTTGTGAAAACTCCTCAAAAAAAATGTGGCAACCTTTTTATCTGCGCCAGTTTGGATCTAGCCGCACTCCAATTTTTAGCCCCGGCTCCGGGTCTTTAACATCTTTCATATAGCGTTCTTTAGCTGCGCAACTACAGCAAATAATCGTGTCGTCTACTTCGAACCAGCCGTCCAGGTCGGCGTCGAAAGCTAGCCGGGCGGGTTGGCGGCAATCCGGGCAAAGACTCTGTTCAAAAATCTGTAATGCACAGGTTAGAAGCCTATCTAGGGTAGTCCAGCCGCTAGATTCTGGCTCTAAACCCAGAAACACGGTAGGGCGCACGCCCCAATTTTTTGCGCTCTGTAACTCCAAAAGAATTCCTCTATTTTTTGGTAGTCCGAGAGCGCTTGCTAAAAAACTGGTAGGCCGTCTATTTCTAGTTTTTGTAGTTCTGCCCAGGCTTTCACGAGTTCGGAAATTTGTACCGGCATGACGGTAGAAAGATGCACCAGGTCATCCCCGGTGAGGCCTTTCGGCTCTACAATCTGGGCAGCTATAAGATGGAGAGTTTTTTCTTTCTCCCCTAAAACGCCATGTTCGGTTTTAATTTTTTGTAAAAAGACAGCCTGTTCGTCTTTAGAAGCTTCCTCAATCTTTATATCCAGATAGGAAGCTAAATATTCTTTTTGAAGCTTTTCTAGCTTTTCTGTACAGGTTTTAACCCCTGCCGCGTCTCCACGTTGCATAGCTTCCATAGCCTGGTTGCGGATTAACGCGATTTTGTAGTTTAGATCTCCGCGTGAATATAGGCGTACCGTGGTGGAGTTTCTGCGGGCAGTAGCGAGGAAAGCTTGAAAATCAAAATTTTCTAACTCTTCATCTATTTCTATTTTCTTTTCCCGCTCAGTTTTCCCTAAATCTTCACTAACCGGGCTAGTTTCACTTATGGAGAGTTCATCTTCAAGGCTCATAAAACTTTTTCTTTCTACAAAAAAACGACACAAACAGAAAAAGGGGGTGGAGAGAAGTGGGAATAGAGTTTTTTGAAAGGAAAAGGAACAGAAAGGTTTCAAAAAAAAGCTATCCCACTTCTCTCACGCTTTTTTAGCTTGCTACTTTCACGTTTTCCCAAGCTGCACCTACAGCAAGCGGAATAACGCGCTTAATATAGCCAGCGAAACGGTCTTGCGGCTTCTGCGGGTCATCAGTAGTAACCTCATATACAGAAACCTCATCCCCGGCAGCCCATTCTTTAGACTCGAGCGGGCCTTCCCGCTCCACGAGCCACACCTGGGTGCCTTTTTCTTTCAAAGCTTCCCAAGCGAAATCATCTTCCTGACTAGCCACACCAGCATCGTCAAGATAGCGGAAGACCGAGAGATTCCCTGAGTAGGTGGAAAGCCCGAATGCTTGACCTTCTCCACGGTTACAGAGCTCAGTTTCGGTAATCGTGTTAGATCCGGCTGCGCCGAGTTGGTAGTCGGATTTCATGATTCGGCAGGAAATCTTTTTCCCTGCTTTTAGTTCTTGAACTGTGGGCGCATCCGGTTTAGCCGGCTTGACGGTTAAAAGCGTTAATAGTATTCGCCCGTCCGCGATAGTTTTAGGCATTATTTTTCTCCTTCAGATTGGTTTTTTGTTTTCCCTTTACCGGTAGTTTTTCCGGTACGGGCGTGAGCTTTTCACCATCTAGGGTGGTGAATTCTTTTCCAAGAATCGGATGGTCTACCCAATGCGAGGGTATCCATTGCCGTTCTCCGCGGCTATTTAAAACTTGGATTTTCATTTTTCTTCTTTCTGTGTGTAGAGAATGTAGATATCATCTGCGAAAACTGGGTACCCGCCACGTCCAGGAATATAGGCACTCTCATCCACTATTAGTGGCGTGGTGTCAGTGAGAATAAAATCGTGCACACCATAGCCGGTGCGGTAAGTTTTCCTATCTAGCCCAGCACGGAGCCGAGACTGGATAGCCTGGATAGATTCTTTATCTTCACCGACTATCCGGAGTCTTAGCTCTATCTGGGTGGTGTCCCGGCCGAGGATGGTTTCTTCATCGGAGCGGGCTCCGAGCCCGGTGAGGATTAGAACATAGGGAAGGTCTTTTTCAAACTGGGCTCCCGCAGCACTACCCTCAAAAATAAGGACAGTGGCAGGTAGCAGGTTACGGATTATTTTTTTCATTTGATTATGATTTCTTCCGCTATTTTTTCTAACTCCCGGATAAAATTCGGGGCTTCTTCCTCACCGGCTTTTACCGGGTCACGCACAGTACCTCCACCACGGGAAGTACCAAAATAAGCCACATTCGCTAACGCACCACGCGGCTTGTCTGGCCCTATCTCCACCTCGACTATTTTGTCTTCAAGAGTAAGGTCATAGCTTATAGTGTTAGCTATATGCCGGAAGCCTCTATCGGAAGATTGCCGTAAATCTTCCTGCATCGACTTTTTAACATTCACGCCCGCTTTCCGCACCACCGGCACAACCCAGCGGGCTAAACGCTCATCGACACGGCCTAAATCATGCGCAAATTTCCGCACTTCCCGCATATCAATATCCATCTCCGCCATAAGCAGCCCTCACCTCCTCAACCGGAACACGTAAAGCCGTCACATGCGTCTTCTGCCTAGCAGCCTGACGTACACTAAACTTTCGCCCAGCCATACCACCAAAACGGTCAGATAAAATCTCGACAATGTCTCCCGGCCACAAATCCGGGGCAGACACCGGAATATGCAGCATGAGACCCGTGTAAGGAAACACAGAGCCAGCTACTTCTACTTTTTCACTAGACTGCACCGGCGCAATTTTCCCAACACCAACCCACACACTCTGTAACTCCGGCACCATTTTCAAACTGTCCGGGTTGAGCTTTTTCTCTCGTCCTGGACGCAACACTTGCAGTCGCATACTATAAGCACGCTCTGCCTGTTTTTTTGCCTGCCAACTAATCCGCCGCACCAAAAACCACCCCCTAGTTTTGATACCAAGGAAACCGGTTAACACTACGGAAAGGCACATACCCGGTAGAAGTACTAGGCTGTAAGTCTTCACGTGCTACCGATATAGAACCGATTCCGGTAGAGGAAACGCCTATCCGAGAAAGGGAAGCTTTCTCACTACCAGTAAGATAGAAACCCATTTCTCGGATAGGCGCATTGGAGCCTGACCAATCATCCGCAGATTCGGATGAATAACCGCCCGGATTCGTGTACCCGCGGGAAGCGCATGCGATAGTCACGTTTTGCACCACTACAGGTATTTTCCCGGTGGGGAAAGTTTTACCAGCAAGCTCCATCTCAACCAGCCCAGCAGCTTGGCGTAAACACCATTCTGCCCGCTTCACATCGACGGCTTCACTTATTTCCTCACCTACAAAATCACCTAGATCTTGCACAGTGAGGCCAAAAAATTCACCCATGTTATTCATCCTCTTTTTCTACAAAAATCCCCTTTTTAGGCTGCTGCTAGTTTGAACGCCACCGCACGGTCAGCATCCAAAGTTGCCGCACCGTAGAAAGTGTCAATAACAGAACGGTCTACGAAATAATCCGGATCATAATCCTGTATCCAACGGAGCGAGAAACCGTCTTGAGCTACTATAGAGCCTTTCGCGGCACCCTGCGGGATAGCGGTAGTGCGGGTAACAAAAGTGAAAGCGTCCCGCTCGTAAGCGATAGCTTTATCTGCCGGGAGAGACGCATCAGCCACGATCGTGAAGCCGAACAGGTTTCCGATAATTGCTCGACGTAAAGCGTCCCCGCCGTCACCAGCTTCATTAATCTTCTGCAGCTGCGGAACAGAAAGCAGCAGAGCTTCCACATCTGCGCCAATAGCTAAATACCGGTTAGCGGCCGGCACTTTACGCTTATTAAGCACGGCACGAGCAGCAATAATCGACTTCAAAACGTTAGAGCCATCCTGCTTAATATCCTCAATCGGCTTCTTTTTATCATTCTGAATAGCCACCATTTGCGCAATAAGCGGGGTGGGGAGCTTATCTACCACGGATTCAGCCTGTGGACGCAGCACTTGCGTAGCTAAATCTTGAATGGTGAAAGTGCCTTCAAAGTCGTTAATTTTTACCGCATTATAGAGCTGGTCTTCCAGCTTCACGGCAACAAACGGTTCGCTTAGATCGTTGTATCCGATAGCTTCACCGGCGTCCCGGTTTGCTTTCGTATATACTTTCGCTTCACCAGCACTAATAGGCTTTTTCACATCGATGGTTGCGCCACGGCCAGGAATCATTTCTTGAGAATAATTCTGGTTTACGGTACGCGGCAGAATGCTCAAGTACCGCAGGGCGGTTAAAGAAGCCAGGGCGGCTTCTTTCGGGGTGTAAAGGCTGTTTGCCATAATATTTTCTCCTTAAAATGTTAAAAGCCGCTTTTTAAGCGGCTTAAAGAATAGTTTTTTAGTTACCGAACATTAGTTTCGTTAGCTCTTCAACAGTTGTTTCTTTATCTTGCCCGGTGTTTTTGGTTTTTCCGTCTAACGGGCGAGGCCGGGAAGAAACACTCGTATGGTTGCGGGGAATAAGCTTGAGAAGCTTTTCCGCATCCGCTAGCATTTCTTCTTTACTTCCCCCGTTGAGGCGTGTAGCAAGTTCTAGCGGAAGCGCGGTTTCTAGTGCGACTTCCATTTGCAGATTTTTCTGCATTGCTGTTTCGTAGAGCTGTTTATATTCGGAGAGGTCTTTTACCTGCTTTTCTGCCTCCTTAGCGCGGGCACGCAGATTACGGTTCTCTGAATTCTTTTTACTGATAACTGCACGAGCTTTCTCCACATCCCAGCTAGATTCAACATCTGCGCCAGCTTCAGTATCAGCTTCTGGGCTGGTTTCTTGCTCGATCGTGTTTTCTTTTTCCTCCAAGGGAATATTTTCCGCTTCCATTTCTGTCGCGGTAGCGTTTTGTTCGGTATCCATAAGGTTGCCTCCTAAAGGGCATAAGGTTTTTTCGTATAAAAATATCCACCCCTGAAAAGAGGGGTGGATAAAATAAAACCAGCACAAACCAAAACTGTTTTTAGTTCGTGCTGGTTAAAAGTTTTTAATGGCTTCTTTTATCTAATTTTTCGCATTTTAGGGACTAGCTTTCCGTAACCATGATTAGGATTAGCGTTAAAAGGTATTACTTCGCCGGTAGTTTTATCTACTAGAAAAGCAGGTTGACCAATAAGTCGATATTTTTCGTCATTACCTAAAGCATAGTAGTTATCGTCTTCAAGAATATGCGAAAACTCTACTTGCCTATTCTTAAACATTTCATGAAAGCGTGCTTCAGCTAGTTTGATTGCTTCTTCTAAACTAATCATCGCTCTCCCCTAATATTGTCCAAAGCACATTCTCAACAGGTTCCGCATTATCTAAACGCCACGCCCGTACAGTGCGAGGAATCATGCCTCTATTATATAAGAAACTTCCCACTTTTTCGCCAGTTTGCCCATCATAATAGTTAACACCAGAATCTGTATTCTCCCAAAACCAAGTATGCCCAGCCAGACTATCTTCCCAGGTGCCTGAAATAATTCCGCGTGCCCCAACCTCTAATTCCCTTAACTGTTTAGAGAGAGGATTAGCGTTACGGTTACACATCCGTTTCGGAATCCTGTCCCCAACCCGCCACTGATGTATAGCCGAAATATCAGTATCAAATTTTTTCATACACGGAGCAACCCCTGGAGCAGCCACTACATGATAGCCACGTGCATTAAGCTCCATAGCAATCGACGCTCTAACACAGTTCAACCCATCTTTACTAGGATTAACTAACTTATACGATTCAGAAGGCATTATAGGGTCGCCTTTAGATAAACAACCCAGACCTTTTATATTTGCGATAGAAGACTGCGAAATTGGTTTACCAAATACTGTTAAAGCAATATCAGCAGCAGAAGATTTTTGAGTAATACCATAAAACCTGTTTACATGTTTCTTATAAGCACCCTGTTTAACAGGTACCCCGTCTCTAAACATTTGCGGAGATATTCGCCGCATCCGCCACAGAATATTATCTCGCTCTTTGAAATGTTTACGCACCGGAGCTAACCGACGCTCTCCAGCATCATCAGCCATACCGGCAGCAGCCTTATATACGGCTGCCCAGTCTGCTTCCTCATCAGATGGCACCCAATCCCCGTAAACAATCTCCGCACTACAACCACAGTGATGGTGAGATTCAAAAAATGCCGTCTCTTCAGAATAAACCGGACCACGAGAAGCCAACATGGCACAAAAAGCGCACGGTTTCCCGTCTGTTACCCGACGGTAGCCGCCTGCACGCCCCGAATACTTCACCGTAATATCAATAAGATTACGGCCACCAGCTAAAGCCAACTGACCACAGTGAGCCGCTAAACGACTACAAGCCTTATCAACCGCCCGCCTATATGGGCTTCCTGAGCGGATACCTGCCTTAATCCCAGCCACACCCAACACAGTGATAGCTTCATCCGTTTTCGCCCGGTCATACACTGGTAGGCGAATATCCTCCCTCCAGCCAGTCTCCGCAAGAGAATACTCATCCACATAGGTTGCAGCATAGTCACGCGAACGATTAAACCCGTCCTCGGTTACACGTTGAACTTCGAGACGCCACCGCCACGAGCCAGAAATGTCCTCTTCGTTAACGTATTTAGCTAACGCTTTGACTCTTCGCTCAGTCTGCTCACCTAGCACTATTTGTTTTTTCCGATGTGCCTCGGTGAGTTTTCGCCCTTCCTCGCTATTCGCCACAACTAAATCCCGCTACCTCTACTCAACTGTTGCTCATATATGGCTGCGAGACGTTCTTCCCCTGCCGGGTTAGCGGCTATGTATTCTCGCCAGTCTTCAGCCATTTGCGGAGTGACGCCGGGAATCATGTCCCACAGTTTCTCCGGCGGTACAGACAGCGACTGTGCCATCTTTCCGAGCGCATCAGCAGCCTGTGAAAGTGAACGAGACTCCACATCTTCCCACTGGGCAGTAATCGAAAAATCGTTCGCATCCTCCACCCGGCCTTCCACCAGAGAAGCCAAACGTAGAACTTCCGCGATAGACCGCCCCATAGCTTTCTTTTTCTGCCGAATCTTATTCCGCTGCGTACTCCGCGCCTCCGCCAACGCATCAGCAGACAAATTCACTAACTGGCCGCCATTAAAAGTCCACACGGGCGTTTGAGAAGTAGCTGCCAGCATGTGCACGTCTGTTTCTACCGCCTGTAAAATACCGGAAAGCTGCGTTTCAGGCAAAGAACCAAAACTTACACCTTCTTCACCAGTGAGCACCGAATCGTTAGCGAGCTTCATTTTCGCTTCTTCACGCTCTGCCGCATCATTCGGCACTTCCATACCTGTAGCGTAAATAATCCGCCACGAATTATGATGCTGAATCAAAAGACGATCATAAAGAGTTTTAATAAGACGCTTCACGCCCGTCTTATTCTTCTCAACCTCACCAAAAGTACGCCCTTCTAAATCTTTATCAGAAGCAAACTGCACAACTGGTACTATTCCTAAATTGTGGGGGCGGGATTCTATAAGCTGAATTTCTCCACTATTTTCCCGGCCAAGAAAATGCACAAACTCTTCATCATAAAGCCGATAAACTTCCGTACCTCCCGGCTGCGGAATTACCCGCAACGCCGCAATCGGATACTCATCATCCGAAACATCACCATAGAGAGTGAAAAGGTTACGCGGGGAATAAGGCCGCATCCAAGCCCGCCCATCCGCATATAAAGGCGAATCACTCATAGCCGGCAACACCATCATATAAGCGTAACCGTAAGAAAGAGCCGCCTCCCACAACGCACCTTCCCGAGAAGGCATACCGTTATAAGCCCACGGCGCAAAAAGATTCTTCACATTACTTACAGAATCGGTGCTCACCCCGGAAAGAATCATTTGCTGCGCGGTTTCTTCCACAATAAGCCGTAAAAGAGGAGTTTCCGCCAATTCACGTAAAGCCCGCTTCTCAGGAGTGTTCCGCTTCCCAGCCTTAATAAAAGATGCAGAATAATTCACCGAATTTAACCAGGCATCTATCTCATCTAAACGCTGCAGCTCTTTCGACCGGTACGAGAGTAAATCTTTCGTCTGGCCTACTAACCTATTTACCATATTCTGCCTCCTCTCTTTTGTTTACTATTCATCCACATGCGCCGCACCAGCCCAGCACCGACCATAGCGACAGCCAAATCAACCTTCTTTTTCGAACTCCGATTTTCTTTCCCAATAGACAACCCCGCCCTGGTAGGGAACCGGCGCGCATTCAAAACATGCGTACGCAACCGCACATCCCCATCGTGTGGAAGCCCACCGTCAAGAATTTCCTGCTCACATATAGCCACCTGCGCCACGAAAGCCTTCAGATTATTAAAATCCGACATATCGAACATGATGGAGTGGCCGCGCCGGGTAGCGGTAGGCCATATTTTTAACCGGCGGCTATAGTCTTGATGCCACCGGTCAAACACTGGGTCCCAGTAGCGAAGAAAAGTTTCATCCTCCACCGCATGCGACGGGTCACCAAAAAAACCAACCACCTGGTAGTCTTCAAAAATTTTCCGAACCGTGGCGTCAACTTTTTCTCTAGATACCATCCAGCCATGCCCGCGCTCGCCCGGAGGACGCTGCCAATAACCAAACACCCTCCGGAAACCATCCGACAACCTAGCACCCACTAACGCAGTGCCGTCTTCTGTTTTAGAACAATCCAGGAAAAGAACTATCTGCTCCCCTAGCTCTAAAACGGTTTCTTTATCCAAGTTCTTGTCCCAATCCCGTGCACGTATCCAGGATTCTTCCGCGGACTGGATCTGGTTGTACCATTTCCGGCGAGACTCAGAAGCCGGATTCTTCGGGTTAAGAATATCTTTCATTATCCGCCCGCCATCACTGGTGTCGAGCCAGATAGAATCTCCTCGAATCACATCAATAACAGTCGGAATATTGTCAGCAGTTATCTTCGCATCATCCGGAGCTTCTAAAGAATCATATAGAAGCCCAAAATCTTGCTGCAGGGCACCGTCTGGAGAAGCAGAATCTAGTGTTGCTTCCCATCCTTCTCGGGTGCGTTGCGCTATAGAATCTTCACCTTCCCGGTAGGCGTTACAAATATCAAGTATTCGTGCAGGGCGGTCTTTTTTCGCTTTCGCCGCATTACCAGAAATCGCCCCATCCAACGCATGCCCACCATTGTTAGCTTTCCAATTCTGGGTCTCATTCCGGATAACTAGGCTAGGCCGGTTTCCTTCGATAGAGTCAGGAGAAGAACTTTTCGCCTCCATCAGTACGCTGTCTCCGAGTGCCCACACTGTGTTACGAAGCGGAAGAATCCCATACCGTAAACGTGCCTCCGGAGTGAGCATAGTGCGCACAAAACTCATAGTGTTATCGGTCTGTTCTTTAGCGACCGCAAACACTTGCACTCTAGCGGCGGGGTTAGGCCGCAAACTAACCTCACCATCGGTAGTAATTTTATCGGGTACGGATGGGCCGACTAGGTAGCATAAGCCGACGCCTGCGGCGAGCGGGTCTTTCCCGTGCCCTTTCAAACGCTGTAGCACGGCGTCTTCTTTCACCCACTGTAGATTCTCCGGGTTGACTGCGTGCCACCAGAGAATAAAGCGTGCCTGCTCGTCAGTCCACACCCATGGTTGGCCGTCCTCATTCCGTAAATAAAGCCCTGTCCATGCCAAAATATCCCAGCCACCAGAATATTCAGGAAGAATAAACCCTTTCTTGTTCCACTGCCAGGTTGGGCCAACTCGTACCGGGTTTATGGGCCAGTTAGGAGGAGGAGCAGAAGAAAGTTTCCGCCGATACCAGTCTTTAATCTCCCGCAGCTCATCTTCCCGCTCCCCTTTAATTAAAGAAGCAGCCTCACGAAGTTTAGCCATGCGCTTTCGCCCACCTGGACAGCCCCGCGGTGCGCTGTTGAAGCGAATCCACACTCTGTAAACCGTTACTATCAGAATGGTGTGCTCCAGTTTCCGCATCTGGTAGAGCGAGCCGGCCGATTAGCCGCCCGAAAAGGTCACGGTTTTGGCGAAGCTCATTAAGTAAAGGGTGCGCAACCGGCTGGCCTTTGTAGCCTTCCGAGACTACGCCTTCTCTACCGATTCGTCTTTGGAGAGTATTTATTAAATCTAAAGTCGCGCAGGCCTGCAGTAGTAAATCTTTTTCATGCTGGGAAAGACTGTAGGTGGAGAGCGTTTCTGCCCAAAGTTTCCGCCCCGCCGCACCTAAACTAGAAGGAACTTTCACCCCGCGTATTTTATTAGACATAAAATTTTCAACCTCCAAAAGGGTAACAAAAAGACGCCACCACCAAGGGCGACGCCTTTACAGCACAAAAAATTTAGAAAACTTTACCAGTTACACAAATGTACCGGCCTGAATCCGGAGGATAAATTTCAATATTCTTTCCCCCTTCCCGAATTACATGGCCTTTACCGCCCTGCATGGGCAGGAAAATATGTATGCCAGTACCGGAAGGCGAAACCTCCACCAGAATAGCTTTACCGCGATATTCGTCTATTATTTCTTTCGCCCAACCAGCAAGCCTTCTACCATCTAGACAATCATCTAGATCTACACATCCGATGCCTTCACCGAGCACCCAGCCGCGCCGACGAAAACCTTTCACCTCATTCCAACTAGCCCAGGTAGCCGGATTCGTAGACGATGCCGCCCGCCCATCTGTTTGGATAGGCATTTTCGTCCAGCGCCCGTTTCGTCGTACCGGCTTCCAGCACACCCAGCGGGAAGAGTTACGCATTTGGGCTGGAATTACTGCCCTGCGGTTTCGGTAGGCTTTTTGTCGGCAGGCGTTAGAGCAGAACCGGGCGCCTGCGCGTCTCCGGTAGGTGATATCTGTTTTACAGTTTTCACATTTGCTCATACCAACATTATATTACTGTTACGGTTAAACCGCTATATATAGCGGAAAAGTCTTATTTACTGTTTGAGAGTAAAAATTGGAACACGCTCAAACAAACACAGAAAAACAAGTAAACAAAAATGGTACCTGGAGTATTAAAAGTGGCTCAGATTTGATTCTGGAAAGCCTGTAGGCCGTTGTGGGTTCAACATTACGGCGCTCGCTCAAAAATAACCACTATCCGGCGGTTTTTTTTGGGCCGGGGGGAGGGGAGACACCCCCACCCTACTCCACCCATGCTCCATTAAACAAGTTTTTTATTTTCTTCCAGCAGTCGAGCTTTTGCGCGGATTCGCTGCAGCATTTCTTTCAGTCTTTTCAGCCACAAGCTCCGCCAAGCCATACGTGATGAGGAAGTCTATAGTAGGTTCACTATCCTCTATAATTTCTCCTGCTTTATATGTTGCGAGAGAGCGTAATAGTTTTGCTTTCATCTTATGATCCTTCCGGGGTGGGTCTCTGGGGGCAGTAGGCGGGAGTGGGCGGCATACCGGCGGCGGGTAATATTCTCTTGAATCGTTTTCTCTTTATGACATTCGCGTGAGAGAAGTTGGAGGTTGTCGAGGTTGTGGTTGTCTCCGGCAATAATGTGGTCTACCTCGGTACCTTTCCCGGTACACCCCGGGGCATGGGTGAGGGCTTGGCATAAGCCCCAGGCTCTTTTATATACGGTCCGTTTACGGGCAGGCCAGTCTTTAGGCAGGCGCTTCGCCCTATCGGAGGTGTACCAACTCAACGTTTCAGTGTTTCTTTGCCGGGTATAAAAATAAGGTTGTACCCGTTTTTGGGTGCAACCTTTCACCCCTAAGTGTATCGAAGTTTTATAAACAATACAAGCCACTCAGTTAATTAAATCCAGGGCTTGTTTTAGATCTATTTCGTTATCTAGGGTTTCTGTGAGTTTTCCTTCGCGTACCCATTGGCGGATTTGTTTACCTGGGATTTGAAAAGTTTTTTGAAATTCTTTTTTCGTTATCCAGATTTCTTCCGGATAATTCTGGGCGCGGAGTTTCAGTAAGGCAATGTTTTCTTTCCGGCTGCGCTCCACCCGGGTAGGTTTAACTATAAGCCGGGCAAGAAGCGTAGAGACTTTAATTATAGTTTCCGCCTGCTCCTCGGGAATAGTGCCGTATTGTTTTTCTGCTTCTTCTACATGTAGGGCCATCCAGGTGGCTGGGGGCATTTTTTCTTTTCCACTCCACCCCCATTCTTCAGCTATCTCTGCTAACTGGGTGAGGAGGCCGGTACGTTCTTCTCTTTCTAATAATCCTTTCTCGATAGGTGAAGTAGCGGCGGTGGGTGGGGTTTTTCCGCCTAGATCATAAGCGAGGGCGTGGAGTCCTAGGAGGGTGGCGTTTAGTTCGCCTAGCTCTGGGAGTAGGCGGCTTATTTGGGTGAGGTGATTCTTTAAGATTTTAATATCAGGCATAGGGGTCCGCTTAAGGTTTGTCTGCATATTGTGGGGCTGACTGTATTTTACCACTATATGTAGTGGTTTGACGGGTAGGAGGATACTATATTCGTTTTTCAAACTTGATATTGTATTCTCTGATATGGTCGTATTCTTTCCAGAATGACGGGTAGACGTTGGATATGCCGCAGTACACTTCGTATTGGACTACCCACTGTAGCCACGCCCACCCGTAACTATTTAGACGCACGGGAAACCAAGCAAATTTAATCCTGTGCCCGTACTCTTGTTTAACACTCATTTCTGCTCTTGCACTTCTATATAGGCAGACTTTTCTCCCTGTTTTCTTAACTCGAATAACTTATTTTCTTCCTCATAGTTACTATCTAAAAGTAGAAAATGCTCGTAATGCCTGCCGATAAACATAAGCACATCGCTCGGTATGAAAAAGTTACTTGCTTCCGGGTATATAACGTACTCAGGGTCGTATTGTTGTATTAAAGCAATATCCCGTAAAACATATCCGTAATGCGTCAGGTAGTGAATTACATCTATACTTTGCCTACTATCAAAATCTGCACTGCATATATCTTCCGGCACTTTACCGTTACACGTTACACATTTTAATCGCGCCATATGGCTCATTTTTTCTTCCCCTCTAAAGTTAATGTTTTAATCTGATCGTCTAAACTATCTAAAAGTTCACCCAGTAGCCGTGCTTCTTCTACTCCGCTAAGGCCCCAGGCGATACGATCCAGCAGGCGGCGCACTTCCGGCTTATCTTTAGTTTTCATTACGGTCCTCCTGTAACCTGGCTATTTCTTGATTTTTTCTAGTTAAAGCAGCCTGGAGGTAACTTATTTCTTGCCGTTTATCTTTTAAAATGCGTTTACGATCTTGTTTAGCTTCCTCCCGCTCCGCTTTCCAACAATCACCGCAATAAACCTCATGACCTTCCACCGAATCAGTCCAGATTATAGCTATAGCTTTACGGCATTTACAGCACTCCATCTCCAGCGCTTCAACCACGTGAGAAACGGAAGTAGTGTCGTCTTGTTGTTGTGCTTTGAAAAAATGCTCTAAATCAAAACACACCACCAGCAACAAAAGTCCAGCTATAACAGCCAGGAAAAGTTTTACTAGCCAGAGCTGTAGAGGGAGAGAGATTGCTAGGCCGATGCAGAGCCCGCAAGTAACGGTTAGAGTTACGAAATGCCAAAAAAGCGGCATACTATAAGTAATTTTCGTTTCTGTCAGTATTTTCCAAACATGCATCATTGTTGGTTTCCTTTCTTGATTTCTGTTTTAACCGCCTCAATCAAAGCGGCCTGAGTAACGTTCTTGTTTTGTAAAGCTTTCACAACCCGCTCATCAATCGTGCCTGTTGCTATTAGGTGGGTGATGGTGACGGGCCGGGTTTGGCCTTGTCGGTAAAGCCGCGCATTCAACTGCTGATAAAGTTCCAAAGACCAAGTAAGAGAAAACCAACAAACTAAATGCCCGCCCGCCTGCAGATTCAACCCATGTCCCGCGCTCGCAGGATGAATCAAAGCGAGAGAGATTTTCCCCTGGTTCCAGTCTTGGAAATCTTTACTACTCTCCAATAGACGCGCTTGCGGAAACCGCTCTTGGATTCTTTCCAAATCGTGCTTAAACCAATAAGCAACTAGCAGCGACTGTCCATTCGCAGCCTCAACAACATCTTCCAAAGCATCCAGTTTTAGATCATGTACGTGAATAATGCTTTTGTTTTCGCCATAAATAGCACCACTAGCTAACTGCAGAAGCTTGTTTGACAACACGGCAGCGTTCACCGCATCAACCTCGCCACCGTCAAGGTCAGCCACTAGCTCTTGCTTTAGCTTTCTATAGAATTTTTGTTCTTTAATGCCTAACCGTATTTTCTGCTGAGTATAAATAATTTTCGGTAGTTGAAGATAGTCTTGGGTCTGCATAGAAACGGTAATATCAGAGATTTTTTTATATATTTCTTCTTCCGCACCTTCTCGAAGTCGCCAAGAAAAAACCATATGCTGATTACGTTTATCCGGTACAAAATAGGCTTCTCGATAGTGAGTAATATACTTCCCTAAACGCGCTCCACCATCGATAAGCCGGAAGGGTGCCCACAAATCCATAAGGCCATTAGATGCAGGAGTACCAGTAAGACCCACAATGCGTTTAATTTTCGGTAGCACAGACCGGAGAGCTTTAAAGCGCTTAGATTGATTCGATTTAAAGCTAGAAAGCTCATCTATTATCACCATATCGAACGGCCAGGATTTCCCAAGAACTTCTACCAGCCAAGGAACATTTTCCCGATTGATTAGATACACATGGGCTTGTTTTTCCAGATTTTCTAAGCGTAGTTTTTTAGATCCAACTAGAGATATGGTTTTTAAGAGTCGTAAGTGTTCCCATTTAGCTATTTCTTCCGGCCATGTATCACGTGCCACCCGTAAAGGTGCTATCACTAAAACTTTAGAAACCTCAAAGCTATCCAATAGCAGATGCTCTATTGCAGTCAGAGTGGCTACAGTTTTCCCTAAACCCATTTCTAGAAAGACTGCCGCCTGGGGATGTTTTTCTATAAAAGTGGTTGTGTAATCCTGGTATGCGTGGGGCTTATATCGCATTTAGCACCTCCTCTATTTGATTAGGATGACTGATAGTGAAAACTTTTATGCCGAGTTGTTGAAGTTGTTTGTGGCGAAGTTTTTGTAAGGGTCTAAGTTTTCCTCCTGGGGCTTTTAGTTCTATGAAAGCTATTCGGCCGCCCGGGAGAATTATTAAACGATCGGGTACGCCATTCATAGAAGGAGAAATGAATTTTAATGCGTAACCATGCATATTTTTGACAGTTTGGGTGAGGGCTTTTTCTACTTGTTTTTCACGCATACCTACCCTCCTTGGAAAAGGTAGGGTGGGACAACTGTGACAAGATTTTCGCTATTCTTTTAAAACCCTTATTTAGGGACCTACATATAGATATATGTGTCCCTAAATATACTTTTTTAACTTTTATAGAAAAAGTTGTCCCAGTTGTCCCAGATGGATAGCTTTCGTTGACATATAGCCGTTTTCTTTGTTGACAACTTCTGGGACAACCTCTGGGACAACTGTTTTTTGTATCAATTCTTGTCCCAGAGAGGTTGTCCCACTTTTGGGGGTTGTCCCAGAAGTTGTCACGGGGGTTGTCCACAACTTTTTTCAATTGGGAGATATGATTTTTCATCAGTAATCAAGCTCCCACACGCGCTGCCTATTGTAAGGTTTTATGCGCATACGTTTTCCAGTTTTATGCCATCCCTCAATTTTTGCCATAATCGCAGAAATTGCATATGCATCCATCGGGCGAATAGATGCCGGGTCTTTTTCAAAGCATTCTGCCCAAATTTCTATATTAGAAACCGCTGTACGACGCCTATCTGCAACCGTAGATGCTCCGCCATCAAATTCCGACAAGCTACCATTGTTTAAAAAAATGCGTCTTTGATCCAGAGAAAGCTCATACCAATCTTTCGGTAGTGGCATATCTAAATATTCTCGCACTAGCCCCTCACGCTCATCAGTTTCCATAGCTTCCGACTGTGCTTCTAAAGCCTGCGCATCGGCTTCACCTGATAGATATAAGGGCTCTTTCTGTCTGTAGTAGTATTTAGCTTCCGCCCACAGTTGCTTAATGAAATCTGTATCAATATTCCACGGCTTATATTTAGCACCGGTGTAGACTTTGACCGGCCAAAAACGTCTATTGCCTGTAATATCTCGAAGAAAGCCTTGGTCAGCATTAGTAGAACCAACAATAATACTTTGTCTTAAATGCGATTCAACATTTATGCCATAGGCGGCACGATATTTGTCGTCTTGGCGTGAAATAAAAGATTTTACAGTTTCTATTTCGGCTTTTCGCATACCCGCAAGTTCCGCAATTTCGCATATCCAAAAGCCCTGTAGTTTTTCTGCCGCAGTTTTATCCCGCATATCAGTAAGCGTCAACGCGTCAGTAAACCAGTCTCCACCTAAGCGGGCAAATAGGGTAGATTTCCCTATCCCCTGTGGGCCGTTCAAGATAAGCATTGAATCAAATTTAATACCAGGCTGATAGATACGAGCGACAGCCGCGGTGAGCGTTTTACGGGTCACTGCCCGCGTATAGATGGTATCTGATGCGTTGAGAAAATCTATCAATAGGCTATCAACCCGCGGCACGCCATCCCAAACAGGTAAACTCTCCAAAAAATCCCGCACCGGATGATAAGCCCGTGCTGCAGCAGCAATCTGCACCGCATCTTTAACCTTAGCTGGAGAATATATTTTATATACCCGCTCTATATAGGCCTTCAGCTGAGAAAAATCAACATCTGTCCAGCCCGGCTTTAATTGTACCCACGGCAACTTTCCATTTACATCTATACCGTCGCGATGCAGATTAAAAGCAATAGAAGCAAGATTAGGGTCATTTTCGGTAATTTTCACGAAATTAGGCAAACTATCGGTGAAGCTACCATTCTTTTTTACTTCTAGCTGACTGAGCCAGTCCAGCATAGCATTATCGTCGATAATATCGAATTCGGTTTTTGCTTCTTGTAGACGCTCTTTCGCGAGAGTTTCTCGCACTTTATGATCTTGAGCCGCTAACTCACACATGGCCTTGTAGGATGGTAGCCGGTTAGAGGGCAGATTTTCTCCAGCAGTCTCATCCAAATCATGAAAACGATGTATACGCACCAAGTCAAATGCGTTTACTAGTTGGCTAGATGCGGGGTCAGTCGCATGATGAGAATAAGAATAAAGCCCATCATAAGTAACTACTCCAGCAGTAGATTCACCAGGAACATAATCGTATCTACCCTCAATAATAGAAGGCACATACACGTTTTTAAGAAACGTTTCTATAGCATCCTCTATAGGGTAGGTGCGGCAAAAAGCACCCACTATACCTGGCTTACCGGTGGGGTCAGCCTGTTTAGCGGCACGCGCCTGCAAGGCTTTTGTTTGCCTAGAAGATACTGGCCAGGTGGAGCTATCTCGCCAATCACTATAGGTAGCAAGAATACGATCTGGATCTATTAAAGCGCCGTCAAAGCAATCAAAAAAGTATTCCCCATCAGATGGGGTGGAAGGCCAGTACATTAGCCGGGTGGGCTCATAGGTGGTGTCGTCAAAATAGTCTATTCCTAGCATTTCAGCTATTTTGCGTGCCACTGCCGGATATTCATCCTCCGACACGGTACGTGCCAGTGGAAACAACAGTCGCAACCGTGGATGCTCCGGAGTATGCTTATGTGTCGAATAGACGCAGGCCGTCCATTCATGAATCATAGCGATTTCATCCCACAGGCTAGAATTCGCATAGTCAGCATCTAAAGTAATCAACGAACGATCTAGACAGGCGCCTTTCTTGCGTCGCCCATTTTTCAAATGCCCACCAACAAACCCGCCAATATCTTTAATCTCATCTTGACGCGCTTTAGATAAGGTTTTGAATTGAGCGACAGTTTCACTAGTGCGATAGGTGGCGGCCAGCTTATGCGTTAGCTCTTTCCAAGTGATGGTAGAATTTGTCCAAGTTTTAGCGAAGCGACTAGAAGCATAAGCATAAGAAAGTTTTAAGGTCGTTCCGGATTTAGTATCCATGATTTTTTAGTCTTTCTTGTAGTAGTCGCATATATACCCGTCAGCGTCGAGGGGCAGGTTGAAAGCCCAGTCAGGCTGAGCGCACATTAGAGTTTTCAAATGCTGTAGTGTTTTTTGCGCATCTTTTTTAGGTATTTCGCAAACAATTTCATCGTGTACGTGCATAACTATCCGATAGTTTGTTGCACATATTTTATGGAGTGCTTCAGCGAGTAGATCGCGAGCGATACCCTGCACAATGTTTTCTACAAACTTCGGGCCATAAGAAGAAATACGACTCCAACGCTTCGCATTATCTGTACCCATATAGGTGATTTCAGGTTTCCCATATCGGTTTTTATTCATTCTTGGTTTTAGATAATGTAGGCGTCTACCTGACGGTAGTTGTATATATAGTGCATCACCGGCGATACCTATTTCGAGTAGCCCATTGTAGGAGTATCTTCGCTGTGTAGATACAGCTGCTACACAAAGGCCGTCAATGTCTTTCCAAAGTTTCACAATATTAGGATTGGCTTGCCGCCACGCGTCAACTATCGGTTTCAGTTCAGGCTCTGCTAGCCCCATGTCGAGCGCACCCATAGCTTTCAAAGCACCAACGCTACCGCCATAGCCGCAAGCAAGCTCTGCAATCTTTCCTTTCTGCCGCAAATACCCATTTACCCCATGCTTTTCTACCGGCACTTTAAACATTTTTTCCGCCGACTGGCAGTAAATATCTCCACCTTGCATGAAAAGCTCGAGTCTCCATATTTCACCTGCTAACCAAGCCAAAATTCGTGCTTCGATAGCTGAATAGTCAATAACGGCAAACTTTCCATAGCTCCTGTCCGGTATGAAAGCCGTACGTATAAGCTGCGATAGCACGTCAGGCACTGACGGGTAAAGCAGCTCTAGAGCTTCAAAATTTTTAGACTTTACCAACTGTCTTGCCTGATCTAAATCAGGTAGATAGTTGCGGGGAAGATTCTGCACCTGTACTAAACGCCCAGCATATCTACCCGTGCGCCCCGCACCCATAAACTGCAATAGCCCATGGCCGCGCCCATTCAAGCTAATACTGCGCATAGCTTCATATTTTTTGATAGAGGTTTTCGCCAGCTCTAAACGTGCCTGTAAAACTTCCTGCACTACAGGATTCTCCACATCAGCAAGAGCTCTAGCTACTTCTTTTTTCGTCATCGACTCCATGCTCACGCCTTGACTCTGTAGCCAGTCTTTTAAAGCCATTGGTGAATTAGGATTCTCCAACCCTGTTAATTTTTTAGCGCGCGCTATAAGAGTCTCGTTGTAGGCGGTGGAACAGTCTATAGCCTGCTTTACAAAGACTGAATCTATCCCTACACCAGTATCGTTAATATGCTGATCGTCTGCATAATAGTCCCATTCTTTACTTGGGAGCGGGAAGGCCTTAAGTTTGTTAGCGATTTCTTTTTCTGCTTCCACATCCCGCAGACAATATCTCTTGAATTCTTCCCAGTCTTCTGGAGCATCCTTTGGTAGAGTTCGCTGCAGCTGTTCACCATTTTTGACTGGCTGGCAGAATTTCCTAATAAGAGCTTTTCCTGTATCTAGTTTCCCCTTATCTATAGCGAGAACAGTGCCAACATTTTGTAGCGATAATGGTAGGCCGCAGGCGGCAGCCCACACCATGGTGCAACGCCACTGTTCCGGCGGGAGGAAGTCTTGAGCTAAAAAGCCAGATAGGCACACTCTTTCAAAAGCGGCATTAAACGCAAACTTTTTCACCTTTTTATCAAGTAAAGCTTCTAATATAGAAAAAGGTACTTTTTCGCCCCTCATTAAATCCACAACTTGCACTGGGCCTTCATCTACTGCGTAGGCGAAAAGCAGAATTTCAAAAGAATCATGCGCCGCATACTTATATACTCCAACTTTAGATAGGTCGAGGTCGCAGTAGGTTTCTATATCTATATGTAGGCTTTTCAAGGTGGACGTCTCCTTTTTCTGCTAAGTTGGCTTGTGTTTTTAGGGCTTCTATCGGGAGTCGAACCCGACTTGCACCACCTGACTGGTGTAGAAGCCGAACGCTCTCAAATGAGAGAGGGTTAGAGATTTTTAGTTGAGGAAATCATTTTCCTCAGCCTCATCAAAGCTGACGGTTTCAAATTCGTCTTCTGCCTTTAAGGCGACACCTCCGAGGGGCTCCCCATCGCGCAGTTTTTGAATATTCCCAAGACCCGCAGCTACGCCACGATTGCCATTAGTGTTAAATGCGTAAAGATTTACGGAAATATTCACATAGCAGCCTGAATAGACTTCTGCCTGATCCATTACCGGTTGCACATTTTGGTCAACAATTTGGGGCCTATTTTTAGATGAGGCGTTAAAAAACATGCAGCCTGCGTAGGCTTCATCATCTGGACGTTCAACATCACCATCGCGTAAAGGAAGCTTTAACGCGCCAAGTGGTGGGGTTTTTCCATTAAACTTTTTATGCTTTCCTTCCTCAATAGCGGCTTTTACGGCTTTTTCAAAATCCGCGAGCGCTTTCTTATTAGATTTAGGAATAATGATGCTTGCCGAATATTTCGGCGTACTGTTAGCCTCGTTGCCTATACTGGCCGGTTCCCAAACGTGCGCGTAGGAAAGGCGCACATTGGAAAGTTTCAGATAGGTAGGAGATTCGATTCTGGACATTATATTTTCCTTTCATATTTATTTTTCGATTTTTTCGAATTCTTCATCTGCTGTTGCTATATGAAGCGGGGGGCGTTTATCCGATATGGGCACTAGGGCAGGTTTCCCAGCAGGTTTTTCTACCAGGCCGCCGAGAATTTCTTGAAAAGTTTTTTTGCCCATTCTTTTTTCTAAAGCTGTAATGCCGAGAAGCTTTTTTGTGTAAATATCGGTGTAGCCAGCTTTAATAGCTTTTTCTGCTACTAAGGCTTCATCACTGAATTTTCGTATCGAGCGGCCTTCTACAAGTTTGAATCCCTCATATTTAGCCCCATCTAACGCGGTTTGGAGCGCATAAGTTTCTACGTCAGATGCCCACTTTTTCAGATCCGGTATGGCTTCTAGAGCTTTTGTAAGCTCCTCGGGGGCAAGCTGCGCGGGGGGTTTAGCGAATTCGGCTTGGGCGATAGCTAGATTTTTTTCTGCTCTAGCTCGACAGGTGGCGCGGATTCGACAAAATCTGCACCATTCACCTGCCTGGAATTCCCCCTCGCCTGCAGCCGCCATTTTAGCTTTAGGTCGAACAACACTTTCAGCCCAATCGTTTAATTCTTTAACCGTGATTTCTGCCGTATCAACATGGTCTAGGCGAGGCTGAAAAATTGTCATCCGTACCCGGTCTATGTCATAGAGGGGCGCAAAAGTAGCTAAAGCACCTAAGGCATAGAGACGCATTTGTGGATTACCGTCAGCGAAAACCTGCACACCCTGACCATATTTAAGGTCAACAATATGCATGATCGGCTCGGATATTATTACGCAATCACCGGTACCAAAACCATCTGGAACAATATCGGAAAAATCTAGCCGCTGTTCCACACCGATAAAGGGTTTAGCGTTTTTGGATAGCTTTTTGGTGGCTGCTTTAACAAAATCGACATAGGCGTCGGTATAGTCTTCCATTCCTGCACAGTCGTAAATAGATTTCGGGCGTCGCCCGGTTTTGTGTTTCAGGTGGCGTAAGAGTTTCCATTCAGCAAGTGCATGCGCGGCAGTTCCTTCACGTGCAGCTTCTGAGCTACTATCAGGCTGAGCGGCCTCTAGTATTGCCGAGGGAGTGCAGTTTAACCAACGGTGCGCACCGGAAGCAGATAAAAGAGCGTGTACTTCAGGCATGCTAGTCTCCTACACCGAGGGAGGTAAGGAGCCCTAGATAAGATTCTTGCGGTAACTCGGAAAGCTTTTCGGCACCAAAATTTGTAAGAGCAGCTTTGATTTCTTTGGTTTTTCCTTCTGCCGCGAGCTGAGCCAATTTTGAACGCACTTGCTCCAAAGTAAAATCTGGACTCGACGTAGAATCCTTTACTACAGGAACTGGAGGCTTTTCTTCCCCGGTCAACTTTTCTACAGGAGTAGCGTTTAATAGTGCTATTTCTGCTAAATCTGCCAGCTTACTGAGCTCTATGCCGATTATTTGGAAAGCTTCAGCTAATTTTTCACTATCAATTTCTACATGCTTTTTCATTGGTTGTGCTCCTTTTCAATAGGTTGAGAATGTTGTTGTGTTGGTTGTGTTCTAGGAAGCGCCGGTAGGTTTCGGTGGCTTCTAGAATTTTTTGTTTCTTTTTAGGGAGTGAGCGGAGGAGTTTTTCTCTTTTCTTTACCCGTGCCCGCTTCTCCGGCCCTGATAGATATGGGCTTTTGCGAGGATTCTCTGATGGAGTAGCGCGCTTTCCTGTTTTAAGCTCCAGGTCGATAAGCTCTATCTGCTTTTTCCGATACAGATAGTCACGGATAGGCTTCCTATACTGTTCAGTCATGCCGGCGTAGATTCCCCACACATATTGAGGTGATTTTCCTGCCTCCGCCTGGCAAATTTCCTTATAGCATTCCTGGAGTGCTGGGCAGCCTTCACAGATAGCCACCGCAGGTTTGCTCCATTTCTGGGTGGATTTAGTAGGAAAAAATATTTCTGGATCTACACCCGCGCATGCAGGTTGGTTCTCCCACTTAGGTAAACTGTTTAAATAATCGAGAAGCTCCATAACTTTTAAGCCTTCCCATTTTCACTGTTTTTAAGCGCCATGTAGGTTTCAAGGAATTGAATTAGATTCTCCATATAGGGGCGTTGTTCTATGACTTGCTTGCCTTTTGATTCAACCCAGGTGTCTTGCGCGATTAGTTTTTTCAAGTCATCTAAATAGCCCCACCAGCAGCCAATGTTTATCTGCCAGCCCTGCTCAGTGGGGAGAACTATTGTTTGATATTTGTGTACGCCGGTAAGCTGCAGTATTTCGTCTGTTTCAGCGCCTATTAGGTTGGTATATTGTAGTGTGGTGTGTTCTAGTCGGGCGTGCAGCAAGTCGGCATCGAGCAGGTTAGCTCCTGCCAGCCAGGTGTGCTGTAAATGAGTTTTCGATAGGTTAGCACCCTGTAGGTTAGCTTCCCGTAGGTTGGCACCGTGCAGGTTAGCTCTTGCTAGGTTGGCGTACTGCAGGTTAGCTTCCTGCAGGCCGGCATGCTTTAGATTAACTTCCGGCAGGTAGGCGCATTGTAGGTTAGCTTTCTGTAGGCGAGCACCCTGTAGATTAGCTCCCTGTAGGCTGGCATGCTTTAGATTAGCTTCCTGTAGGTTGGCGTGCGATAAATTAGTGCCCTCTAGGTTGGCATTTTCTAAATTAATAAGCGGCAGCCAGGCGTTCGATAGGTCTATTCCAGCTAAAGAATCCACACCTAAAATTTTTAAAAGAATATCCTCGTTAAGAATGTTTTCCGGGTGTTGTTCCCGCCATTCCGCTATTTTTTCAGCGTTAGTCATTTCGTTTCCTTCTCTCTACAGTCCATGCAGGTAAATATCGGTGCCGAGGATGGTGAATACGGGTGTTGTGCCGCAGAAAAAAGCGGCCATGGCCCAGCCGATGTGGTTCCGGTCGATAAGCCAAGAAAAGAGAATCCCGGTAGCTATTAGTGTGGTGAGGCAGATTATCGCGCGTATTTCGCGCGCTCTCTGAACCCTGCATAGGTATTCGTCAAGTTCTATTTCCATGGGTTTTTCTTTCTATTCGGGGAGGATGGTTTTTTTCGGGATGCGCCACTGGCCACCGATTTTGATAGCGCCTTTAATCTCATGCCGCAGTAATGCCCGCTGGACCGTACAGTAGGAAACGCCGAGTATCACTGCTGCCTCTTTAATCGATAGGTATTGTTTACTGACGGTCATTTCTATATGCTTTCTTTGCTTGGGATGAGGTCGCCGATAGTGAAAGCCCCAGTTGTGTACATCATTTTTTCTAACTGGCCTATAGTCGCTTCATCCAAGGCATATGCGGCGAGAGTCGCATTCTTGTGGTTACGGCGCGCCGCCAGCCAAGCTTGTGCATCCGCGACTGTCCAATATTTCAAAGTTTTATCTATCCCTGCTTTATCTCCGGTGGGGAGAGCCACCTGTGACAGGGCAACTAGATCTAGTTCTTTCTCGGTTTCGGTGAAAGATTCAATAATGCGAATAATGTTGGTACGCACTAGATCTTTCCGAGAAGAACGCAACTTACTTAAATGCAGATTTACCAGGTTGGTGGCTTCCTGTTCCAGGTTGCGGGGCTCGTTTTCGAGTCGTTTCCGGATTTGGGTAGTGAGGAAGGCCCTAGTGTCGGTGGTTTGTACGCCTTCTGGGTGGGCGGCAACATACTGGTCGTATAGGGCGGTTATATATTCTTTACGCATTGTTTTGCTCCTTTTGGTTGATGAGGGTTTTTAGTTGGGTTAGATACCCGATAGCGGTATCTATCTGGCTGACGGTTAGGCGTGCATTTTCGGGCATTATTTGCGCCTCGTATGGGTAGGCTTCGCTCCAAACAACATCGGCATAGGTAGCCCCGCCGGCGAACGTGTTGAGGCCATCCTGGATGGCTTGCATGGTGACCATGCGGGAATGGGTGAGGGCTTGCTGCTGTTCACGCTCTGCCCTGGTGGCTTCCATCCATGCCGCATAAGCGGTGGGGATGTCCATTTCGCCTTTCTCGATGTAGGTGAGGTATTGGGTGGCGTTTTGGGTTTCCAGTTCGCTATGCAGGCGTTGCTGGCGGGCTTGCTCTTGGCGGGCTTGTTCGGTTTCGGCTTTGCGCCGGTTTCGTTCCGCAATTTTCTCAGCCTCCCGAGAAGCTTTTATTTGGTTTGCTTCTTCGAAAGCGTTACGGAATGCGATAGTGCCGTCGATAATGGGTTCGGAAAGGTGTGGTGCGTAGTCGAGAATCACGCCGGCTTGTCTAAGACGGGCAAGGAATGAATTCGACACATGTGTCGAATCTGAGAGTGCACCGTATGCCCATCTTCCGTCTTGCCGTAGCCCTGCTTCTTCGAGTATTAGCGCGGTAGCCATAGCACGCGCACCCACAGACATATGCCGCCTCGTGGTGTTGCAGTCGATAACATACTCAGCTAAATCATTACCGGTGTAGGTTACATAGTCTGGTTTTATCCCGGCCTGTTGGCAAGCTTTGTAGCGGTTGCGGCCGTCTAGAATACGTCCAGATTCGTCTAACACGATAGGCTGACGTAGCCCATGCGCCCGGATAGATTCAGTAAGTTCTTGCAGGTCTTCTTCAGGTAAGAGTGGAAACTTGTCTGCAAAAGGATGAGCACGCATTACTTCCCTGCCTTTTCGGTAGTGTTTGGGTTGGTTATTTGTAGACCTATGCTGGTTGCGATTTTGGTTATTTTTGTTTGTATTTCTTCGACTGTGTATGGGTTAAGGCCGTGCACAATCGAAGAAAGGTCATCCACTAACGCCGCGAGCTCAGGGTCTTGCACTGGGTTTGGTGTAGTTTTTTCAGGTACCTGATTGATTGAGCAGAGGAAAGTGCGGAAATCTTTTATAAGTAAAGTTCCAGTTATAGATCCCCAGGTATCTCCCTTGAAGGATTTAAGAGTTATGGTTTTGTCCGCGCTAAAAAAGTAAGGGTCTCCATTTTGGTCATAGACAGGAAAAATAGTTGCCATTATTTCCCTGCCTTTTCGGTAGTGTTTTGTTTTAGAATTTCAGGATGAATGTTTTTGCTTTTATTACTGGCAGCTTCGGCATACTGGCAGGTGTTTGCAGTATTGTTTTCAGTATTTTTGTTGATAAGCGTGCAAAGGACGCTAACCGCATAGCGCAGGACGCTCTCGATACGGCTGTCAAAGCGAACCAGATAGCAGCCGACGCTAACAAGATAGGTAGCGATGCGAACCTGGTCGCACAGCGAGCATTGCGGATTAGCAAAGATCAACGCACATATGAATGGCTGCTGGTAGCAGACAAGGATTCTTCCCAGCTGCGAGTCGTCAATAATAGTGGCAATACTGCTTTCGATTGTGTTGTTATTGTTAAAGGCCCAAAAGTATCCCCAGTTGAGCGCAGGTTGAAAGAATTGCCCGCTTTGAGTCAGGTGGTTTTCCAGCTCGATTTGTTTAGCGAGGATGGCCACCCGTGTAGTTTTGAGGATTTCTGGCGCTATAGGCGCGGCTGGGTGGCTTGTATTAGTTGGACTACTAGCGAGGGCGTATTTTTGTCCCAGACCGTAGGCTACGTGGAAACCAAGTTGAAAAGCGGCGGACGTATTTTTTGAGGTGTCCATTATTTCCCTGCCTTTCTTTCTTCCGCTTCCTCAGCACGACGCGCGAGTTCTGAAAGGGGGGTGCCTAAAACGGTGCAAGCTGTTAAAAGTTCTGTAGTCTTCATGGCTCTTTGTCCAGAGAAGCTTCGGGAAAGGACTGTGGGGTCTATTTCCATTTCCCGCGCAAGATGTTTCAGCAGTATCCCTTTGCGTATAGATTCCGCTTTTATCTCTTTCTCGATTGTCATTTCATTCCTATTTACGAATAACGAGGGTGTAATTTAACCACCTTTCACGGTGGTGATTAAATCGTATTCCTATTTACGAATAAAGTCAATTTATTGGCGTGTTGTATTCTTTTTTGCAAATATAGACACATGGGAAGAAAAGCATACATAATACACCCCATTGAAAAAGAAGCGCTTGGGATTCTTTATTCGCGTTTTATTGAAACCGGGATGACACACGAAGAGTTGGCAAATAAATTAACAACTCTAGGTAAAACTTCTGCTTTCAATTCTTTGAAAGGTAATCGAGGAACAACCATAACCGAATTTGAAGAATTATGTACCGCTTTGGGAGTGAGTGCGGTTAAAGTGCTTAAGCAGGCAGAGTCTGCAAAAACCTCACCATCTTCTGAAACTTCCTCTTCCCCGTCTTCTCCTACTACACTTTCTGAGGCTGAAGCCTACAAGATAGCAGAAGAGTTAGATCGTAAACTCCGTGCAGGCATGACGCCCGAGCAGCTCGGATTAGCCGCAAAAACCCGGGAAATAGACCCGTTAGACGCGCGTGGGGAAGAATCGCAAATACCGCCCGGTTGGGATGAGTAGGTAGAAGGGTGTTTTCCTTGGGGTGAGGGGATGTAAAAAACCGGCTATCTGAATCTATTCTTCTGGGAATAGTTCAGAAAAGGATCCCTGACCCTTTTATCACCGGTTTCTATTTTTAGCCTATCTGGTTGGGTGGGTTTCTGCAATAGTTTTTTATTAGTTTTATGGTGTGAAACACACTATAACTTTACTGTAATAAGTTGCAATCCGGTTGTGTGTTTAGTAAAATAAAACCATAAGGAGGTGAACAAATGTTAGACAAAATACTAGAAATCCTGACAGCGACCGGAGTCTTCACCGGAGGAATAGCCGCCCTCATAGAAGCAACCAGCCGCTACAGGAAATCAAAAAAGAAACGTAAATAAACGTTTCACGGAAGTGCCCCTCACCGAGGGGTCACTTCCCCTACAATCTAACACAAAAAACATGAAAAAAACATACTACTACACACTAACAGCATCCATCCTTGGACTAGGAACCCTAACTACGCAAATGCCCCTACCAGTGAAAATAGTTGGCGCTTTAACCACACTCACTTTCGGCATACTCGCCCTACTCCAAGCTACAGGAAAATTAAAATGACCATAAAATACTTATCCCTAGCCGGCGTAGCCACCAGGCTAGGAATATCCCCAAACACCGCTAGAGCTTACCGTGAACAAGGCAGATTGCCCATCCCGGATGCCACTATCGGAGACGGGCCTAGAGCTATGCTTGGCTGGCTCCCAGAAACAATAGACGAATGGAATAAAAACCGGCCCGGGCAAGGAACCAGAACCGACCTACGAAAATAGAAGTGTTTTAAAAAAGATTTGGCGGGGCACATATTAATATGCCCCGCCTGAAGTTTGTATAGGTAAAATTTTACCCGCGGCTGCAGACCATAACAGTCAAGACCGGTAAGCAGCTACAGACCATAACAGTCAAGACCACCTACATTTTCATAATACTCTAGTTAATTAGGGGAGTCTTCGGTTTTCCCGTTTCTTTTAATACTGTTCATAGCGTTAGGGATTACAGCTAAAATCCCTACTAAAACTCCGCCAAAAGTAGCCACTGGTTTATCAAGAATAGTCCCGAAACCAACCATGCAAACAGCTGTGGGTGCGATTAGTGCGAGAGTTACCGATAAAACTTTTAACGAAAAAGATTCAGCCTTCTTTTCAATAGTTTCATTATCTCTAGCCTGACCCTGTTGCCGTAAGCTTTCTTCTGCCATACATAAAATACGGTCAGCGCTACCTGGAAGTATTTGTTCGTACTGAGCAAACTGTTCCGGCGCAGGAATAGGCCCACTATGGATTGAATGCTGAGTTAGAGTAAGGGAATTTTTTAGTACTTCTTCGGGCAGGTTTTCTCCATCTATGATTGCTTGTAAAGCCTCTTCAGGAGTAGGGATTAAAGGTTGATTTTCTTCTCTGCCTGGTTTAGGGCCGTTTGCATGGATTGCCCTACCTGATTCCAAGCTGCTGTCAAGGGGTCTTGGTGCCGTATCGGACTGCGGTACTGCCTGTTGTTCCTCGGGTCGGGGTTGGCGTATATCTGTATCGCTTTTTTCATCCCGCGGAGCATTGCTTCGTTTGTCGCCATTCACAGCCCCTCCTTAATTTTACGGTATGTTTATGCTTCAGTTTCGACTCTAGCATAAGAACACTAGAGCATGTAAAAGAAATTTCTTCGGAGCTTACTCTTATACTGTTTTGCGTGACTCTAGATCAGCTCCTTGCCCAGTGTAGGAAACGGCAGTTGCATGTTTCGTTTCTACCGTTCCCTATACCAGGAGCATACTACCTACCAGAACGGCTAATAATCGTCGATAGTCGGCTTTCCGAGCAAGAACAGTTAGCCACGCTAGCCCACGAATATATTCACGCCTGCTGCTGGCATGACGGGCACCAAAGCCCAGAGATAGAAGCGGCCGTGAATCGCAGAGCCGCACGGCTACTAGTATCCCCGATAGAGTACGTTCTAGCAGAAAAGGTCTACGGCGGGAACGTGTTTCTTATCGCGGAAGAACTAAACCTCCCTGTATGGGTAATCGAGGCCTATCAAGAAACGCTGCTGGCTGGTTTTCATGCTTCTGCTGCCATGCGTGCAGCCAGCTCAGCATCTCTCCGTGCGGAAGAATGCTGATAAATCATTACCGTCTTCGGGTCACTATGGCCCGCGCGCGCCATCAAGTCCGCAATAGTAGCCCCCGCCCGGCCATAAAGCGTTAAACCAGAATGTCTAAGATCGTGAAACCGCCCTACCGGCAGGCCAGCATCCTCACAAGCCTTATGCAATATGTTACGGAGGGCTTTATCGGTAATAAATTGCGCTGGATACCGTAGGGGTGGGAAAAGGAGTGCGTCTTTCCCTGGAGGGGTAAAAGTATCAAGATGATACTTCAAAACACCTGCCGCATAATTGTCTAACTGTATTGTGCGGTAGCCGGCGTTTGATTTCGGCGGCCCCACTACAACCTGCCCGTGTTGGTCTCTTTTGGTGGCTCTTGAGACTTCTATCCAGTCCCCGGTTTTACTGCAGTCTTTTCTACGCAGGGCGGCAACTTCTCCAGAGCGCAGGCAGCCTAGACTGGCCGCCACGATAGCCGCCTTATACCGCTCTGGGGTGGCTTCAATGATTTGTTTTAGTTCTTTATAGGTGTAGGTAGTGTAGCTATTTGGGCGGCGGGGTGGTTTAGAGAAGAAACCGTCGGGCATTTGGGGTTTTTCTTTTATTACGTGTAGTTTTTGGGCGGCGGTTAGGCCGGCGGAAAAGTCCCGCATTATAGATCGCGCACTAGCAGGGCTCTGCGTAGCATTTAGATGCTTTAAAAATTTATGTATGTCCAGGCTGGTGATGTGGGCCAGTTTGGTGTTTTCTCCGAAATATGGCGCGATGTGGGCTACCCACCTGGAGCGGTAGGTACGGATAGTGTTAGGAGATTTTCCTATGGTTTCCATGTATTCGACCCAGTAGGGTATCCATTCTTTTATTGTGGCTATTTTTTGTTTTGCACCTTCCGTGGTGTAGATGCGATTTTCGTTCCATTCCCCGCGAACGATTTCGGAATGTACTAGATCTAGGAGTTGTTGTGCTTCGGTTTTGGTGGAGACGGTTGCGGTGTAGTATTCGTGGCCGTTTTTGCGCCAGCGGCCGCGATAGTTTTGGCCGTGTTTGATGATTGAGCCGAAGGTTTTGCGTGCCATTTTCTTGGCCCCCTTCTCTTAATTTTTTTGGACCCCTTCTGGCCCCCCTAGGATACCAAAAGTCGCTTAAAATTGCTTAAACTTGCCCAAAGCACCACTGCTGTTTTTCGGCTTAAAATAAAGGAAAACCCCGCCAAATCAACGATTCAGCGGGGTGGCTGGCGGAGGATGGGGGATTCGAACCCCNGTGCGAGAGTTACCGATAAAACTTTTAACGAAAAAGATTCAGCCTTCTTTTCAATAGTTTCATTATCTCTAGCCTGACCCTGTTGCCGTAAGCTTTCTTCTGCCATACATAAAATACGGTCAGCGCTACCTGGAAGTATTTGTTCGTACTGAGCAAACTGTTCCGGCGCAGGAATAGGCCCACTATGGATTGAATGCTGAGTTAGAGTAAGGGAATTTTTTAGTACTTCTTCGGGCAGGTTTTCTCCATCTATGATTGCTTGTAAAGCCTCTTCAGGAGTAGGGATTAAAGGTTGATTTTCTTCTCTGCCTGGTTTAGGGCCGTTTGCATGGATTGCCCTACCTGATTCCAAGCTGCTGTCAAGGGGTCTTGGTGCCGTATCGGACTGCGGTACTGCCTGTTGTTCCTCGGGTCGGGGTTGGCGTATATCTGTATCGCTTTTTTCATCCCGCGGAGCATTGCTTCGTTTGTCGCCATTCACAGCCCCTCCTTAATTTTACGGTATGTTTATGCTTCAGTTTCGACTCTAGCATAAGAACACTAGAGCATGTAAAAGAAATTTCTTCGGAGCTTACTCTTATACTGTTTTGCGTGACTCTAGATCAGCTCCTTGCCCAGTGTAGGAAACGGCAGTTGCATGTTTCGTTTCTACCGTTCCCTATACCAGGAGCATACTACCTACCAGAACGGCTAATAATCGTCGATAGTCGGCTTTCCGAGCAAGAACAGTTAGCCACGCTAGCCCACGAATATATTCACGCCTGCTGCTGGCATGACGGGCACCAAAGCCCAGAGATAGAAGCGGCCGTGAATCGCAGAGCCGCACGGCTACTAGTATCCCCGATAGAGTACGTTCTAGCAGAAAAGGTCTACGGCGGGAACGTGTTTCTTATCGCGGAAGAACTAAACCTCCCTGTATGGGTAATCGAGGCCTATCAAGAAACGCTGCTGGCTGGTTTTCATGCTTCTGCTGCCATGCGTGCAGCCAGCTCAGCATCTCTCCGTGCGGAAGAATGCTGATAAATCATTACCGTCTTCGGGTCACTATGGCCCGCGCGCGCCATCAAGTCCGCAATAGTAGCCCCCGCCCGGCCATAAAGCGTTAAACCAGAATGTCTAAGATCGTGAAACCGCCCTACCGGCAGGCCAGCATCCTCACAAGCCTTATGCAATATGTTACGGAGGGCTTTATCGGTAATAAATTGCGCTGGATACCGTAGGGGTGGGAAAAGGAGTGCGTCTTTCCCTGGAGGGGTAAAAGTATCAAGATGATACTTCAAAACACCTGCCGCATAATTGTCTAACTGTATTGTGCGGTAGCCGGCGTTTGATTTCGGCGGCCCCACTACAACCTGCCCGTGTTGGTCTCTTTTGGTGGCTCTTGAGACTTCTATCCAGTCCCCGGTTTTACTGCAGTCTTTTCTACGCAGGGCGGCAACTTCTCCAGAGCGCAGGCAGCCTAGACTGGCCGCCACGATAGCCGCCTTATACCGCTCTGGGGTGGCTTCAATGATTTGTTTTAGTTCTTTATAGGTGTAGGTAGTGTAGCTATTTGGGCGGCGGGGTGGTTTAGAGAAGAAACCGTCGGGCATTTGGGGTTTTTCTTTTATTACGTGTAGTTTTTGGGCGGCGGTTAGGCCGGCGGAAAAGTCCCGCATTATAGATCGCGCACTAGCAGGGCTCTGCGTAGCATTTAGATGCTTTAAAAATTTATGTATGTCCAGGCTGGTGATGTGGGCCAGTTTGGTGTTTTCTCCGAAATATGGCGCGATGTGGGCTACCCACCTGGAGCGGTAGGTACGGATAGTGTTAGGAGATTTTCCTATGGTTTCCATGTATTCGACCCAGTAGGGTATCCATTCTTTTATTGTGGCTATTTTTTGTTTTGCACCTTCCGTGGTGTAGATGCGATTTTCGTTCCATTCCCCGCGAACGATTTCGGAATGTACTAGATCTAGGAGTTGTTGTGCTTCGGTTTTGGTGGAGACGGTTGCGGTGTAGTATTCGTGGCCGTTTTTGCGCCAGCGGCCGCGATAGTTTTGGCCGTGTTTGATGATTGAGCCGAAGGTTTTGCGTGCCAT